TAGTTTGGCGACCGACCTCCAAGTAAATAACAGTGCTAGATCAATACGTTTCTTTTCACCCTCTGAGAAGTTTTCATAGCTGAAATCATCTCGGTGACGAGACTTGATGGTCTCCTTGAATTCTTCATCAATAGTAAAATTGACAAAGAAATCCATCGCAGTCAAATACTTATTAACCAGTTTGTTTATAACTGGAACGTATTGCTTAATGATTTTCGACTTAATCCCGCCATCTTTAAGCAACTGCGCGACAATATCATAATGTTGTGTTTGTTCAGATACATTTTTTCGTTTATCGTTGAATGTTTGTAGTGCGTTTAATAGTTCTTTAGATTGCGCCTTGAACTCATCGCTCATGGCTGGTTTGTTTTCTATTTCTGTAATCTCATCTTCAAGTTTCTTAATGTATTTTCTAACTTGGTCACGAGAAGTATTGATACGAACAAGATCTTGTTCAAGAGTGTTGAGTTGTTTTTGTGTTGCTTTGATGGTGTTGATTCGGTGTAGAACGGCATCGCTTTCTTCCTTTAGTTTGCTCAGACCTTCAGTCAGTTCTGTAATTTTATGATTGCACGTTGTAACTTTTTCTTCTTTGTTGTTGATAGCCTGATCGCAGGTTGGACAAGTCGAATTTACAGAATAAAACTCGATGTCTTTCTCGAGTTTCTGAATATTCCCTTCGATCTTGGCTTCAAGCGTGTTTAGTTTTTGAAATCGCTTCGTGTTTGTGTCTTCATCGGTTACTTGTTTGAGTAGTTCATCAATTTGGAATTGATGAACCGCACCTTCTTCAACTAGTTCATTCAATGAATCGTGGTTTTGCTTTACTTCTAGTTTCTTTGCGTCAAGAATTTCTTTTGTATTTTTCTTCAGTTCTTCTAAGTGCTTCTTGTGTAGTTCGATTTTATCTTTAGTGTTGTCGATCTGTATTTTGAGTTGCGCGCTTTCATCCTTTAGTGTGTGTAGTTTGCTCTTTACAATCACATTCATGGCAGAGAAGATCTGAATGTCGAGCAAGTCTTCAATGACAGCGCGACGATCCGACGCTGACAACTGCATGAATGGCGTAAAATTGGTTGATCCTAGGATTACAATTTGCGTGAATGATTTGTAGTTCATCTTTAGAATTGTCTTCTCAAGATGTTCCTGATAGTCTTTAGACTTTGCGTCTTGATTGACTAGCACTGAATCTTGGTAAATTTCAAAGATGCTTGGCTTGATTCCGCGGATTACTTTATATTCTTTCTTGCCGATAGAGAACTCAACTTCTACCACGCAATCCTTTTCGTTGATTGAATTGACAAGTTGCGGTTTGTTGATGTTACGGAATGGCTTTCCAAACAATGAGAATGTGATGGCGTCTAAGAAAGTGGATTTTCCTGCGCCATTTTCTCCTACGATCAAAGTTGTTGAGTTTTGATCGAGTTTGATTTCAGTAAATAGATTTCCCGTTGATAGGAAATTTTTGTATCTTACTGTTTTAAATAGTATCACGCTGACTCCATTGTCAAGGCTTCGTTATACACTTCTTTTAGTACGTTCTTAATTTTATCTGATTCAACTGGCAAAGTCAAGCCGTCAACATACTTATTCAGAATTGTAATTGTATCTTCAGCCTGATCTATGTCTACTTCTACATTATTTGTAATATCAGAAAAATCTTCTACAACTGATATTTCGATTGGGTTTACTTGCGTAATTCGATCAATCAAAGTGTCAAAAATAAAACTATGATTTCTTTTCTCTACTACAATTTTAACATACTTGTTGTTTAAATGCGAGTAATCTGAATTTATGATGTTATTGTATTGAAGTTCGTCATCGTTGTATTTAAGTTTATGAAACATCTTCTCTGGATTTGGAATAAACGTCAACTCTCGAGTTTCAGTGTCGAGAATATGAAAGCCGCGCTCATCATTGTAATCAGCCCAAGTCATTTCTCCAGGAGTACCAACGTATACAATGCTGCCGTTAGTGCTCTTGTGATGAAAGTGACCTGAAAGCACAAGATCATACTTATTGAGTATGCCTGCGTCCATGCCCTCGTGACAAATATTGCCGCGATCCATCTCGAAGCCAGCCAGTTCAAAGTGACCGAAGCATACTTCGTTTGTACTGCGCTTGATGAAGTCCATGATCTCCAGTTCATTGTCTTTACAGATCCAGGGAATAATGTCTACGCTCTGCCATTGAGTTGGCTTATCGTACAAAAACACATGGTCTTTGTAATCGCGCAAAAGAAGATCAGGCGAGTTTAATTCAAGAGTGTTCTTGAAAAAGATATCGTGATTGCCAAGCAATACATGGCACTGTATATCGTTCTTTACCAGTTGATCAAAAAAGTAACGGCGGCAAAGAGCAAGAGACTGAAAAGAGATATACTTCCGACGATCAAATAAGTCACCCAACTGAAAGATGGTGGTAATTCCATTTTGCACCAAATAAGGGAAAAAAGTTTCCGAATAAAATTTACGATAATGATTGTGAAAGGCAATACTATCAGCACGCATACCGAAGTGGGTATCGCCCAATATTGCTATTTTCATTTTGATGGACCCTCATCAACAAATTTCTCTAGCCCTAGTTTCTTTGCTTTCTTTTGTTTTCTTGCGTTCTCATAGTTCTCAATAAACTCTGAGATGTTTTCATAGAGTTCAAATTGCCTAAAAGTTCCATCCTCATTTTCATTCAACTCAAACTCATCAAGAGTTCCTGCCGTTTCAGTAGCCTTGTACTTGACGTACAACTGCTTCTTTTCTTTTTGAATGCGACGTAAGAATGCATAATACGTTATTTGAGTGAAATAGGCAAATGGATTGCTAGATTTACTCGGGTCAAAATTGTCAACGTACATCACGCAGTTTTCGATTGCGTCAGCAACCATTTCATCACGAAAAGTATATGACAGAAAGTTTGGTTTGTGTGAAAGATTTTCTGCAATCTTCATAAAGCATTCGCCGACGTATCGCGGGATCTGTGGTTTCGGTGCACCACTTCTCTTTGCTTTACGAATTGCTTGCCTGTAAGCAATCATTTCCTTGAGAAAATCTTTGTTATTGATATAGTGATTCTTTGCCATAATTAGTGTACTGGTTTATCCTTTTTTGATTGTAGCGCGTCTAGAATTGACACAACTTTCTCTACGGCTTCTTCAGAAATTTCTGTTGGTCTTTCTTTGTTTGGCGGTCTTCTGAGTTTGCTAGTATTGTTGTAAAAGAAATCACACACGTATTCATATTGTTCAATAAATTCTTCTCTGACTGGAGTGACCATCAGAATATCTTCAGTAGGAATTTCAATTTCTTTTAAATCAATAACTGTTTGCGGCAAATATTCTTGCATGCATAGAATCTGTCGACCTTCTTCAAAAATAGTATCTATCTCAATTCTAAGAGGAGTCTCTAACAGAATGTAATCTTGCTTGTAAGTTACATAGCCAACAAGGTCATCGGGTAAACTTCTAAGTCTAACAAACTTCAATTGTTTTTCTTCTGACATTAACTTATCCTTACGTTATTGGTTGTGAAAGGAAACTTTTCTTCGCTGTAGATTTTCACTCGTTCCTCATAGTGCTTCAGAGTGAAGTTTGTATAAGGACCATAACGTAAATCATCAGCGATATCGTAAAGTGTAGCAGCGTCTTTGTTTTCACCCAAACGCAGCACACGTCCAATAGACTGAAGAGCGCGGATCTTACTCTTGGTCGGTGAAGAGAATATAATATTATGTAGGTTACGAATATTCACTCCTGTCGAGAACGTTCCGTAACTGGCTACAATGATCGCGTCGTTTTCTTGCTCAGTAATGTGTCTTACTGCTTCGCGATCTTCAGCCTCAACCCCACCATGAATAAAAAACACTTTCCTGCCTTTGCAGTTTTGTTCAATCCATTCATATAGTAGTTTACCGTGTTTCTCGACGTAAGTAAATAAAACTAGTGAGTTTCCTTTCAAATTGAGAGCAAGATCAACAATAAATTTATTTCGCTCTGCGTTTTGCGTGAGGAAATGCATTTCGTCTTGGTAAGTAAACCCTTTGACCGCCTTACATACAGTCTCAGGATATTTGAGAACGATGCACTTGATGCTGAAATTAGCCAACTGCTTGCGTTCAATGAGTTGCTTGGTAGAAATAACTTTGAATACAGGACCGAACAGCCCTTCAAGAACTAACTTGTTGACCTTGCTGTCATCCAGCGTTCCCGTTGTACCAATACGCACGTCACAGTTGATCAACTTCGTCATGATGCTTGTGAGCGACTTGGCTTTGAACGTATGGGCTTCGTCGCCAATAATAAAGTCAAACTGCGAAAAGTATTTCTTTGGCATGTCATAAATCGACTGCCAAGTAGAAATGATTAGATCGCTATCAGGTATTTTACTTTCACCGCCATATATTTTCTGGCAGTGCTTGTCTACATCCCAGCCGTTGTTGCTGGAATAATTTTTGAAGTCACTGTGCATCTGAGTCACGAGATTGATCGTAGGAACAATCAGCAATCCGCGCTTCTTACCTGTGTTCAACAGGTGGCGGATGATCATATAAATGATTAGTGATTTTCCTGATGCGGTAGGTGAAATGAGTACAGTTCTTTTCTTTGTAAGCCCGATGCTAGATGCCAGATACTGATAATCTCTTGGCTCCATTGGAAGCGAGAGAGCAGACGCAAGGTTCTTGGTATCGACTGGGTAGAATTCCTTTTCTTCTTCGTATTCATAACTATATCCCTGTAGTTTTGCGAACTCCCTTATATATTTCTCAAGACCCAAATAAATTTGCTTCGTCTTCAAATTTAACAGTCTAATTTTGCCATCCCAGTAGCGATTCTTGAACGCAGGTGAGAACTGTGCGCCTGGAGTCGAAAAGGTGAAGAACTCCGACATTTCCTGTAGAATGGAATCTTCGGCGTCAACCTTGACGTAAATGTTATTGCACTTTTCGACTCGAATGTCACACATCAACGAGCACCCTGTATAAATCGTTCCCAGTCCATATAGGCTTTCAGTTGATACGTCCTAGAGTTCAATTCCTTCATGACGTTCTCGCAAAACTTTGCGCATTCTTCGTGATATGATTTCTTGCGCTTGAGTTTATTGAGATCATCATCACCGTCAAGGTAAACGCTGATATCAGACTTCAGCGTAAATCTAAAAGGTTCCCAACCAAGTTTATCCAATTCATCTTGGTCAAGTTTGCCTGTGTAATACATCCACTTGAGTTTTTTCATACGATCGAACTCAATGGCTGCTTTCTTGGCGGATAGATTGTGCAATGACAAGTATTTGTTATACTTGTTGTGCAGCAAAGGAATGCGAATGATCTCTTTGCCAGGCTCAGTCGAATCTACGTCTGAGTCCTTTTCCCATTGCTCAATGATGGCTTCTAGAGGTGGTGTTTGTATAGTCATATCAATATCATACTACAATTGTCATATAAAGTAAACTGGTTCAAATACCGCAATAGTTTACTTGTAACTTGACATGCATTATAATAACTATGTAGCGGATGAGCGAGTTATACAAAAACTACAATAAGCCTCTTAATAAGACACTAAGAGTCTCAGCGGAGTCTCTCATAATTGTAGTAAGCAAACCTGAAGGTTGCGTCTGCTGTCATAATATTTTCCGCATTATCACCTGTATTGAAAATAATTGTACTGACTGATGTTGGGAAAATATCCACAAACTTGAAACGAATATTTGGATTATTCTTGTTTGTGTGAATTGTCATTGCTGCATCCGTCATACCCACCTTACCATTCCCCTTTGTAGGTGATATTGGTGGAATTGTAGAATTGTTTCTTACGTTCTTCAATCTTACAAATTCTTCAAATTCAGTAGGAAAGGTTAATCCTCTGATCCAATCGTGGAGTTCTGTCCACGCTCTCATGTCTTCATCGACCAAGAAAGTGATATTCAACGTATCATAGAGAATTTTCTCTCCAGGAATGTATACGTCTACGAATGGTGTTTGATATGGAATTTCAGTCAATGAAACTCCAGGTAGATTTGATGACGTGCAGAAAAACGTCATTCCTGGGAACCGATCAAAAACAATTCTGAATTTTGTAGATTGTAGTAGATCAGTATTTGATGGATTTCTAGTAAGAATTGTCATGCTTGGACTACCGCATATTGAGACATCTAGAATTATTTAGCAAAATAAAAAAGGGGAGGCTTTTCAGCCTCCCCTCAGTTCAAAATGCCTTATTATTGTTATAACTTGGCAATTTTCAGGACATCAATTATTGGTTGATGTTTAGGACGCGGAACTTACGATAGTATACGTTTGTATCGTTTGTTAGTGCGCCTTGTAGACCTGCGTTTGGACCACCAGCAAATGGATTGCTTACTAGACCGTAACGAGTCTTGAATCCAACCTTTGGCTGGTAGGTCGTTGGGTCGATAGCACGTACCATCTGTAGAGGAACGTATGGACAGTAGAACAAGCCAGCGTCATAAGGAGTTGTACCCTTATAACCAACTACAACGTAGTCTGAGTTTGCTACTGAGTATGGGTCAACATAAACCTTGATACGTCCGAAGAGTGTACCAGCGAATGTGTTGCCTGTGTCATCAACTGCTAGGTTGGTGTTGCCAACTAGTGCTGAGTTGTAGTCAAGTAGACCAGTCATTGCTAGAGCAGATGCAACATCGGTTGAAACGATGAGCAAGTTGCCCTTACCACGACGGGTGTCCTTGGCGATCTTATTGCTTGCTTGTTCGATGCGGAACAATAGAGCCTTATAACGCTCGACTGCCCAACGACCGCTTGTACCACCGTCAACGTCGTTAACTGCGGTGCTTGATAGGTTTACGGTGTTTGATGAAACGCCTGTGATACCTACGTTTGCGGTTGCATAGATCGTACGAACAACTTCGCGGTTGATTTCAGCAAGAATTTCAGTTGACAAAATGTTTGTCAATTCTGTTTCTGCGTCTAGACCGTGGATTGCCTTTAGATCTTGTGCAAGTTCTAGCGTATAGGCTGCTTGTAGACCGCGTGTTTTTGCTGTAACAGCAACGCGATCGATCTGGAAGCCCATGTATGCTAGAGTCTTATCTTCAGCAGTAGCAGTCGACATACCAGTACCAGTGTTTGCTGTACCGAATGTACCAGAAGCTGCTGTACCTGGGTTTACAGTTGCGCTAAATGGTGTGTGTGCGCCTTCACCACCGAATGCAGTATTTGCTTCGTTGAAAAGTGCTTCACCTGAGAAAGCGGTTGCAGTTGCGTACTGTGCGCGCATTGCGAAGATCAAACCTGTTGGACCTGTCATTGGCTGAACGCCGCAAACATCATAAGCCATTAGGTTTGGTAGTGAACGACGTACAAGTCCGATTAGGATTGGGTCAAAACCAGCGACTGCTTGACCGCCTGTTCCTGCAGCAGCTGAAAGACCGCTGATGCCTGCACCCATTGCGTTAGCTGGTGATGCTTCCCATAGGTTTTGCATTGAGCGATTTTCTTCTACAAGGGCACGCTCTTGATTTTCTAGAACTAGGGCAGTTACAGCACGCTTGTATTGGTCTGTAATTTTTGGGAGTTCTGGGTGATCAAGAACTGGTGCCCACTTCTTTGTGTATGTTTCGTTAATATACGACATAAGTGATACCTCAGTTTAAATTAGGCTTTTGGAGCCGTTTTTGAAATTGCCTTAACATAATGTTTCATTAGACCATGTACCTCTGCTACTTCAGGTTCTTCATTGACTTCCGTCTTTTGAATTTCCTTTACCTCACTTGTCACACTTGATTTACTTGGGAAGTAGTTCTCGCGAATTACTGCGAGTTTATGCTCAAAATCACCTTCTGCGGTGAACTCCACACTCTCTGCGAGTGATTTCATTTTAGCGGCTTGAACTTGGGTTAGACCTTCGCAAGCACGCACAATTGCTTTATCTTTCTTAACTGTATTAACTTCTTCTGTTAGAGTTGCAATTGCGGCATCCTTAGCGGCTACGGCTTCTTGCATTTCTAGTACAGTTGCTGCTAGTTCTTCTGCTACATCAACCTTCTCTTCTGGAATTTCGATGTAGTGTTCAGCAAATAGATTCTTTAGACCGTTGATAAAGTCTTCTGCTAGTTCTGAACGTAGACCTGTTTCGATAGCAACTTGATTCTCGTTAACCCACTCTTCAACAACATAGTTGAGATACTCATCAACTTGTTCTGAGAGTTCAGTCTTAATTTCTTCGTATGCGGCTGCTAGGATTTCATCGTTTTCTGCTAGAACTTCTTCAACAATCTTTTCGACGCGTGAAGATACAGCGGCTTCGAAAATTAGAGTTGCCTTAACGCGGAAATCTTCAGAAAGTGATTCGCCATTGAATAGCGCATCAACGTCTTCCTTCATTGATCCCATGTGCTTTAGGACTAGTTCTTTAGATACGGCTGAGTGGTCGATTTCGGAAGTTTCTTCCTTCATATCTTCCTTTTCATCTTCCTTCTCGTCCTCATCCTTCTCTTCTTCGTCATCTTCCATTTCATCATCTTTCTCAGCGGCTTCGCCGATATTTGGATGCATGGTTGCATCTACTGATGCTGGTTTTGCGAGACCCTTTGATTTGACGCTGTTCATTTCAACGTCGCCTGTCTCAGAGGCTGTGCCTGGCTTTTCAGCAGTCTTAACTGCAGCAGCCGCCTTAACACCAACCTCATCTGGAGTTTCGGTTGGTGTTTGACCGCCAAGATCTGTCATTGGCGCATTGAGTGACTGCATTGGTTCCTTGCCTGCATTCATTGATGCCTTTAGAATTTCTGCAGCGGATTCTGATAATGTTTTGCTCATTTTTATACTCCTGAAGAGGTAATATTATTTATAAATTTTATAATTTTGACAAGAAGTTCTCAAAGATCTTTAGAGAAATCTCATCGATTTGTTTTTGCTTTGCGCCCTTGATTTGATTATAGTAAGCATTGACATCAAACTCTTTGACAACACCGTTGTCCCAAACCCACTCTTTGCCTTCCATAATGCCTTGAACGAAAGCCCCTGGTGCGGATGGATCCGCTACAATATCAGCCGCTGTGGCTAGATAATAGTCATCTTGCACCACGTTTACGCCGCCCTCATTCTTAAGAGAGCCCATACCACGTGATGACACACCAAGTGTAGCACCGCCTTCCATAAGTGATTTGGCGATTTTACCCATTGGTGTTTCAAGAATTTTTGCCTTACCAACCCATTGATTGCCTTCTTGCTTCAATGATGTGATAAGATGAGAAACGCGATCAAGGTTGATTGATGGGCTATCTGGATGCCCTAGTTCACCGAATGCGCGATTCTTCTGAACATATTCTTCGTTGTAACGACTGACTTCTTTTGCAAGAGTCTCAGTTCTGTACATACGACCGTTTCTGTTTTTCTTTTCAGCAACTAGAAATGGTCCTTGAATGTAAAGTGATTTTACACCGTTCTTTTCTTCGGTAATCATCTTTACTTCTTCGATTGTTTCTGTAATTAGTTTCATGGTTATAACCCCATAGATGCGCGTTTTCTCATCGAACGCTTTCTTTTGATAAGTGCACGTGCCATTTTTGCCTTTCTCTTGAGTTTTCCTTTTCGCTGGGAAATCTTACGACGCAACCTTTCGGATGCTGACATTTTTGTCATTTTCCCGCCACGAATTGTATAACCCTTTACACCAGATACAACTTTTCTACGCTGCACCTTACCACCACGAACTCTTGCGCGAATTAGTTTCTTGCGTCCCATTTTTTGGACGTTTGCTTCAAGAATAATTTCCCTAACAATATCTGATACTAGACTCATTTCGCAGAAACCCCTGCAACGTTGTCCGCCTTACCACTGACTTCATCATATGGAATAGCAATATCTAGATTTAGTTTTGTATTTGTATAGACTGCTACTTTCTTACCATCAGGAAAAATTCTGACGCCTTTGCGCTTCAATAGAATTGCTGGTGGTAGATCTGCGCTCTCATTAATTTCATAAACTTCTTCTGAAGATTCAGTTTGTTCTAACTGAGCAGTTCTATTCGCAAACATAGCAGCCAAATCACCCTGTCTCTTTAGGTATGCATTATAATGAGGGAAGACGCTTGAAGGTATGTTTTGCAATTTACCAGAGCGTTTGAACATATCAATACCAGCAAGAACTTTCGCTACATTAACTGGTACTTGTTTATTACCGACTGAAACCTTTGCACCTCTGAGAAGTTTTCTTAGGAAAACTGGGTCCTCAGATGATTCTGCTAATTCTAGTGCACTAAATTTTGATCTGAAATCTGTGAAATTCATTTAGTTATTTAGGTTTTATTATTGTGAAGGAGGTTGCTGTTGGGCTACTTGAGGCGCAATTGCATTTACAACATCTATTGCCTTTGATACTTCTGCTGCGCTTGGAGCAGATTGAGCACCTTCGGCTTGTTCAACTTGAATTTGATTATTGATTTGTTCAATTTCTTCTTCGTTGAGATGTAGAACCTTTTTACGAACCCAATCTTTGGAGAAATAAGTTCCCACATAAGGATCGATCATATTCATAAGGTTAATTCTATTAACCATTAACTCAGATTCTTTAAGTTCCGAGAAATTATTATCCTTCAAAAAGTCATAGTGAATCTTTTCTTTTAGGATATTCCATTCTTCTACTGAACAGATGCCTTTTAATGCTAACTGTCTTTGCATTAATTCATCGAATAGCAATGAAAATTTATTGCGTAGTTTTTCAACAAAACGCATAAACTTCAATTCATCGCGAGTAATTTCGTTAGAACGACCAAGGGTAAATCCAGTCTGAGGAATCAAACGAGATACAGGTACATTGAGAGACTTGTATAGTTTCTCTTCAAAATAGCGAACGTCGCCCATTTCTCCAAGTTGTTGACCTGGTGGGAGCGTTGTAATTTCAGTTGACTTACCTTCGCCGCGACGTGGAATCCAGAAGTCTTCCATCATCGACATAAACTTACGATCGTCTTTGACTTCACCAGTAACTGAATCATAAACGACTTTATTGCGGAACTTGGTCATCATATCACGCAAATATTGCTCAGCCTTGATCTTAGGCATATTACCAACGTCAATGTAGAATACACGACGTTCTGGAGCACGCGATAAACGATAGATAACAACCGCATCTTCGACCATGCGTAATTGATTGAGTGGCTTGATTGCTTTATGCAAATAAGAAAGAACCATGTTCTTTTTAGGATCTAACAACCCTGAGTTGATATTAATAATTGCGTCAGTTGAAATTTTAATACCAGTATCAATAGTTGGAGTTTGAACAATTACTTGACCTTGAGTACTGGCTTTATCATTGTAAACATAATATTCTTGATACCCAGTAACAATTTCAGCGTTTGTTCTTGGATCTTTCTTTTTAGTGACGGTTCTAATCTTTTTAATTTTTCTTGGATCAATATAGACTAGTTCTTGAATACCAGCACGTGGATTCTTTTCATCTAGCAAAGCCTGATAGAACACGCGTCCATCTATGTACCAGTTACGGAATATATCTGTACCGCTGTTTGAAAAGTCTAATAAGCGAAGAACATTGTCGAATTCTTCGCGAATCATCTCTTTAATGTTTTCTGGCTGTTCTAGATCATCGAGAATAATTGTAACTGATTTGCCTGCTACGTCATGCACAATAGATTCATTAACAATATCATCAACAGCAGTTTCAAGCTCTGGCTGCATAGACATTTCGCGATATCTAGTAATCAAATCACCTTCATTTTTAAATGATGATTCGAGATCTAGATATGTACCGAAATAACCGCCAGCATTGATATTAATTGCACCATCATCGTTTGTTGGTGCAGTGATTTGAGGCTGGAGATTAGATTGGCTAATCTCCGCCTTGCTTTTTTTAATTTCAAATCCGAAAAGATTGATACTAGCAGCCATATTTGTTTATTTCCTCATAATATAGCGTGACAATTTAAAATAATCACTTTTATCGTTTAGGCGCAGTCAGTTTATTTAATTTTTTATTGAATGATTTTTGCAACGAACCGCGAACTTCTTTCTTAGCCTGATTAACTGCGGATTTTGCTAATGACTTACCCAATTTTTTGAAACTGAATCCCATAGAGATTACCTCAAGTCTGAACCAGAAGCAGTGAAGTACTGGTAAGCAAATGTGACCGTATATTCTTCGATCATATCGTTCGATCCCCAATCTAGTTCGATTGGAGAAATATCAGTTGGGAACATATTTTCAAATGTATAAGTTACTAGTGGCGCACCGTCTCTTGCGTATTGAATTACTTCTCCGCGGAATGAATAGTCGTTCAATGTAATTGTACCTTCTGAAGTGTTTGATTCGTGACCATTGATGGTAGCCATTTTTCCTTCAAGAAGTTGACGAATATTAAAATTCTCGTCGTTGATTACGGTAACTGTCCATTCAGCAAAAGTTCTATTTCCTGCTAGTTTAACTGCACGACCGAAGTACGGTACTTCAATAACTCCTAGTGTTGAGCCAGGGATTGATGCACTTTTACCTAAGAACGAAAACTCGTCAGTGCCTAGATCGGTAATTCTAACTTCAAATAGATTTGGGCGAGCGCCGTCTTGAAAACGGCTGGTAAATGTAGAAATATTAAATGCCATTAGTTTTTACTCCTAATTAATTCTATTTATTAGAATTTCCCTACGATTTCTTCAAAGGATACACCAGTGCGAACCGCTACGAAGTTCAATTGAATGAAGTTGATGCTTCTGGCTGGTTTGACATAGATATCGCCGACGAAGCGGTTAGAGTCGATAATCTCAGGAGTATTGTTTGTAGTATCACATACAACCTTATAATCGAATATACCGCGACGACCCTTAATGCCTCTCAAGAATGGATCAACAAGATTTACAAACTGTGCTCTTGTAAACTCATCATTGAACTCAAACAATTGAGCCTTTGCTGCTCTTGAAATTGATTTCTCGAGAACAATAAACAAGCGGCGAACATTGATACGATCAAATGCGCTTGGGCGACCCTGCATGGTTTTGTCACCATATAGAAGTGTACCGTCGCCAGGGAATGATACAACTGGGTTAATTCCCAATTTATACATTGAGTCTCTGTCTGCTTGTTTTGGATTGAAGGACAACTTAACAACGTTGCGAATTTGACCTCTCTGGAATCCTGCTGGTGAGAACCATGGATCACGAGTTTGGTCAGTTCTTACGCAAAGACCAGCAACATCAGCATTGAGCGGAACCCAACGATAAACATCATTGTATTTGTCGTACTGGTATTTCCAACCTGAATCCATTACACCATATGAGGTTGACATTAGATTAAAGCGATAAGCATTAATATCTATCGCGCTTCCTGTATTTGCAACAGCGGCTTCATATTTTGGAGATACGAAGGCTATACAATCTTTACGAGTATCAGCAAGTGTTAGTGCAGCACCTGCTACTGTAGCAGCCCACGTTGAACTGTCAGTAACTTGGTTATTTGCGCTTACGCCACCATCACCGATAAACAATAGAGAAATATCAATTTCTTCTGGATCTTTAAACTTGTCAAGTGCTAGTGATACGTCTCCAGCAGTTGGGCGACCATCAAACCCACCGTACATTGAAAGTGTCACATTATTTACTGGAGTAAAGAATGTGGTTTGACCTGCTGCCTTAACTGCATCAATAGTTTGACCCCAAGCAGTATTTGCTATTGCAACTTCAGGGTGACCCAACCAGTGAATGTACTTAGAATTTCTGTAAATAAATTCTTTATAATAAGTAGCAGTACCGTCATCACCACGAGCATCTGATGCCTTTGATAGGTTAGGGAAACGCTCTAGAATTGTACCTGGTGTGCCTGAGAATTCACCGAGTTCGTCGATAACCACTAGGTGAATTTCGTCATTTGCTCCATTTAAAGACTTGCTAATTGCCCAGTTTGAAGTGCCTGGTTCTCTATCAAAGAATCCTTTGTAAGTCCATGTGTTAAATGTGGAAGCATTAGCACAATATGAAATCTTTAGCGAATTTCCAACTTTACCAGGATAACGTGCAGCAAACTGTAGATACATTGGTGCTGAGTTTGCTTGACCGTATCTTGTTAGGAAATAGGCATTATCGTTAGATATGGTTGTATTGGATGTAACGACACCATTTGCTAGGTTTGCGCTAACGTGTGTATTGGCGGTTGCAACCGAGTTTACAGCAAAATTGGTAGCGCCGCTTCCTGTATGGAGCACACGCACTACTCTCAAATCATTTCCATAATTCAAGAAATTTGCTGCAGACAGAAAGGAAACTGCAGTATTGTTATCTGGCTTTCCAAAAACTGAAACGAGTTGCGTTTCGTCTGAAATGGCGACAATTGTGTCTGCTGGACCCCAACGGAAAGAACCAACTGTTGCGCCAGTTGAAGTTCCTACGGCTGGTACTGATGTTGTTAGATCAATTTCAGAAGTATTGACTCCTGGAGATACGAGAAATGCCATGTTTTATGCTCCTATGAATGGAGTAGTGATTAAATTCTACAAATTATTTAGTAAAAAACCGTTTTTAACGTTCTACGACTGACCAAACGGCTCCGTCGGATACGAATTGTTGATTTTCTGCATTGTCAATTTCTTCATGACCAGCCAAAAACGAAGGTAGTGACTCCTCTTCCATCTGTTTAGCCATATCTTCGACCATTTTTTTCTTAAAATCGGCGTTTGTCAAGTCAGTTAGGAACTCTTGATTGGTTAACCAAGAAAAAAGTACCAATGTCATAACCATATCATCGTGAGAACCCATCTCAGCCTCATAAGAACCGCCGCTGGAGATAAAAGTGGATAGTTCAGCGATAGTATCGAAGTCCTGCACTAACAACTTTTGAGATTCAATAAGTTGTTTTAGAATTGAACACCCTAGTCGCTTGACCGACTTAGTCGTACGAATACCTCTTTGAGACTTGTTGCCATACCCCCATGTAACTGTGAGGCGATTTTTCATTTCAACCGTCGAAAGAATATTCTCATACTCATAATCATAGAAAAGATTATCGACAATTTGTTGACCATTATCATTAATTTCTACCAAGGCATAGGCTTCATTGTAATATTTGCATATTTTCTGTATAATTTGCGGGTATACGATTGGACTTATTTCATTGTTTCTATAGGTGCATACTTGGCGGTATGGTAATTCAGTAACATCAAATACACTAATTGTAGAGTAATCTAAACCTTTACCTCTACTGGTATCAACCACTGCTACATAGGTATGATTTTCGATAGGTTGTTTGTAGATTTTGATGCCATTTTCAGACAAATGCAGTGGCTTTACGAAGGCTAGAGATTTCAATGCAGCGGCTGATAGAAGCGTTCCAGCCGATCCCATGAACTCACATTCCATTTCTTGTAGGAACTTTTCTTCGCCAAGAATACGTCTTTGGTCGTCAGCCCAAGCCTGATCGCGACCAGGAACCTGACGCCAGTTGGCTTCGATGTGTTTGAATCCGTTTTGCCCTTCGACGGCTTCAGTCCACATACGATAATAATGATTCATGCCATTTGGCGTAGATGAGATCAAAATTTTGGACTGTGTACCAGAAGAAATAGTAGGGTAAACAGAAGTGAAGAACTCGTCGGCGATATTACTTGGAACGAATGCAAACTCGTCGAGATATAGTAATGAAATAGAGTAACCACGAATCGCGCTAGAGGCAGTTGACGTTGCCATTACACGGCAATTATTTTCTAATTCAATATCACCCTTGTTCCAAACCTTTACGCCTTGCTGTAACCATAATGGCAATGATTCATATGCCACTTTGATTCTATTCAAAATTTCACGCGCAGTTGGCGCTTTGTTAGCAAGAATAGCGACGAACTTATCTTCATTGAATAGAATGTACCAAAGGATATATCCTACAACCATCGTGGTCTTACCGACCTGACGACCTGCCTTTACAATCACTCGGCGATTGTCGTTGATGTCAGTAACCGCTTGCTTTTGAAACGGATAGAGTTTGATCTGTACGAAACCCTTATCAAGCGTAATAATCTTGACATAGTTTTCGATAAAATATACAGGGTCTTTGGAGCAACGAATAAACTCACGGATCTGATCTTCCGTAAGTTGCATTGGCATGTTAACACGTTTTAACTTGGGATTAGCCAAGTAGTGTTTTATTTTAGTCGGCAGATTCATTCTTTAGTTTCTTCAATAGTTCAGCCGTAGAGCCAACAAACACAGCCTTGTCTACGTTAATATTAGTTGGTGCTGCTGCTTCTTTTGGTTTCAGATCCTGTTGTTGCTTTTGTAGGATCATCAATTTTTCTGTGACGTCAGAAAGATTCTTAATCATATTCGCGGCAACTTCATATGCTCTGGGATGCTGGGACTCTTTTGCAACCTCAAGAATGCCGTCAAGTGCTTCGTTGCCCTTTTCAATTAGATTGTAATAGTTTGATCTTGAATAATCGACATCAGGCTGAACTGAATCAGATTGATGCAATGTGACTGGTCTATCTTCTTGCTTGTGTTCAACTGGAAGATAATTACTGTTTAAAACGTCACTCAAATCTTTATCTATGTTATTCATAATTATGTAATATTTGGATATTCCTCGATATTAATATCAAACCCAAATGCATTATTAGCATTTGCTGTTGATGGGATTGGTGTCACATCAATATTTACTAGTTGTAAATTTTTATCGCTGCTATCTACGATAGTGTAAACTGCATTTGATACTGCTCCTACTAATTTAGTATTGGCTTTAAATTCACCAAAACTTCTTGTGACCATCATATTATTAGCAGTATTGCTCCAGTTCATAACAAAAGCACTGGCAGTTGCGGTCATGGGATCTCTTCCAACATAAACTAACTCGCCAATTTTATAGTTTAAATTATTGCCGTTGTTGACTTGAATGTATCTATCTGAACTGGTTGTGCCAAAAGAATTGAATATGTTTGCTGTAGCAGTTCTGATAACTTTTGTATTGCTTTGAGTCGGACCATATAGATATGCTTTAACTGTAAACGTCAAATCCCATACTAGGACGCGTGTAGTATCACTTGAACCTTGATAATCTTGTGTATAATTAATACTATCAAGTATTACAGGCACGTCAACATTCAAACCATTAAGATCATTTAAATCAACGGTCAAAGTATAATCTGGACTGAAGTAAGGTAGAATTTGTTCAATAATCTGTGTACCATCTTCTGTATTTCTAGCATATACTGATAGAGTAAATGTGAAATTGTATGGCGTTTGTTTTACTGCGCTAAAATTATTTGACTCAGAATATAGATTATTGAATATACTTGTTTTTCTTAAAGGATCATAGTTGATAGATGTCATTTCAAATGACATTCTAGGCAAAGTTATTTGCACTTCTTTGTTCAAATTTGAATCTTGAGTAATTCTTGTATAGAATTTTTCTTTTGACGTGTATGACAGCGGAACAACTATGCGTTCAATTTCTACGTTACCTGCTTTGTTGTAACGATATAGTTGTATGTTGTTGAATAAGGTGCCAAATCCAACAACTAATTTTCTGGTAATTCTATGGTAGAAGTGTGTTTTAGATAACATAATTAAGGTTCATCCGCCGTGCCAAAAGGATTTGTCTCACTCCAATCAAGAATATTATCCGCTTCTTGCTCAATTCTAAAGTTATCATCAAATTCATCATTTGAATCTTCTTGAGTATTACCCGATACCATTGTCCAACTAGAATTGCTACTCACGCCTTTGATTGCTACCGTGCTAGCAAATGAACCTTTTATATTTCTCAAAATAAGTTTCTTAGCAGGTAGATCCCAACTTGAAACGATAGCCTTCGCGGTTGCATTAGCAAGATCAGTTCCTTGATAAACTATTTCGTGAGAAGTATATGTACCAGTACCACCAGTTTGCAGAGTAAACTCCACACCATATGCGTGTAAATCTGGTAGTCTATCGACAGCAGCGATACCAGTATTCAATATTTCTCCATTGTACTTGAACAATTCAATGCTCAACTCATACATGTATGGGATATACTTGCCAAGTTGTTCAAAAGAACCAGAGGCAGTTCTACTTGGACCTCTACCCAACTGGAAGAAGTTTTTTTCCTGTTCAACGAATTTAATTTCCATCAACTTTTCCATTGATGGCAACCAAATTAAGTCGCCTTCTTTTGGCGTAAGTCTAACGTCGCCAGGCACAAATCTCTCAAAAGATCTGCGCGCAACTGCAACTCTTGCTGATTTTTGAACTTCTAAACCAAACTTTGAGAAAAATTCTTGATTACCCTCGAAGTCATTAAAAGTTTCCAAAAACATTTCAATTGGATATGAGGAAGTGAATGATTTAACTGGATCATCGCCGAACAATTCATCCAACGATGATTGAGAACCTCGTGGGATATAAAACACATCAATGCCGTGATTGCGGATTGATTCAATAATCATATCCTCAATAAGTAACTGCTCTCTAGAAGCAGCCTGATTGTTGAAATAATGACTAGTTCCCATTAATAATTATCCAACCAACATCATTGGTGGAGCCTCATAGGTATCTCTGAGGTGTTCTTCTAGTCTCATTACGTCTTGTGTTGCATCGAGCAAAATCTTTTCACCATTTACCATCAATCCGCCTGGCAAAGTGTAGTTAGCATACTTGCTTAGATTAGAACCCCATTGACGCTTGAATAATGCAGTTGTGTATTCCTTTACCCAAACGTCATTGAATACTTTTTCGTAAGAATCTGGATCAACGATGCGAACAGCCTGGAATACAATATATTCTCCGACTGACGTTCTACCCTTCCAATCCATAAAGACCTTGATAGAACTGGTCTTTTTATTGAATTCAAATGGAATTTCGCCTGTGACAAGCATGTCCAACATGGACAAATGCTCACGTGCAATTACATAATAGGTATAGGAAGAAGAAGTAAGATTGTAAAAATCATTCAAACGAATTTGATAGTTGATATCAAAAATATTAAATCCCTGTTTTGAACCAGAAGATATGCTTCCAGTGGTAACAGGTAATAGTCGACTGACCCCAATAATTGAATCGGGGACTGGAATGACTTGGGTTTTCCTCATCGACTCGGTGACTTTAACTGCCAAATATTCTTGAGTTGTACCATCGTAATGGTATTCTCTGAATAATTGTAGAGCGTCGTCAATACGGTCTTCCAACTGATCCATGTCTACGTTTATATCAATCACAGGAAATCCGAGTTTTCTCAGACAGTAATCCAACAATTCTTGTCTGCTGCTAGGCTGCGCCATTTCTTAATCTCCCTCGAATAAATCCTTCTGGTTGAGTTCCTTCGATATAATATCTTTCTATGCTCAAATCAGAGTTGTAATACCATCGTTTTCCATTTGCGGCTCCTGGTTTTCCCCACATAGGGTTTTTGGAGCCGATAGGCGGATTTTTAGTCTTTGAATCTCTAATTTTTTGTTTTGTAAACTCAGTATGACCTTTACCCCATAGCGGAT